CCCTTCCTTACCCTGCGCTCTCATATAAACATAAGCGTGCTGTGCCATTGTAGCTAATGCTATCTGACCAGCCGCCATAGCTGATAATAGTGCAGCTCCATCATGCTTGATGCCACGGACTACCTGTTTCTCCCAAGAGCCAATAGTAAAACCAAGCAGAGATGTCATTACTTTACCCATCTCTGTGTGAACGTAAGGAGGCATCTCACCAACTCCCATCCGTAAGAATGAGTTACTAATAGTCTTACGAGTAGCAGAGGACATAGCATTCTGCAACTTAGGCTCCATAGTTTTCACACTATCAAAGATATCCATATCTGGATTCTTCTTGAAGTGCTTCACCATCTCACCAACTTGAGCCTCTGTCATACCACCTGTCTTTATAAGAGAAGCTCTAATCTCTGGTGTGATCTCTCCTTTATTAGCCATTGTTTGAAGGTTCTTGATCATAGATCTAGCTACGGTCTCTTCTCCACCGTGCTGTAATGATCTAAACATGTTCATAGTAAGAGTAACGCTCATAGCTTTACCCTGCACCTTATTAAGCGTGTTCATTATCTTACCTTTAGTTGCATCATCAAAGTCAGAGTTGTTATAGAACTTAGCACTGAACAACTGCTCTTGGTGTCCTGTCCCTGTGATGATCTCACTAAATTGGCGCATGAAGTCATCCTTTTCAATGCTGGCTTCTCTTAGATCAAAGAAGCGAGATTGAGGTAGATTACGGATCATTGAGGCCGCCCCAACACGAGCAGCCGCAATAGCGTACTCAGGTATAGACATAAGACCAGTGAAACGTAATCGTGTAATACCTATCTGCTTACGAGTCAACTTCAATGAATCAGATAGCCAATCAGCAGATGAACCATCAAGAGGTTCACGATACATAAGTTTAACTCCGTCCTCTAGTAGTTCATAGTTATCCCCACGCTCTGCCTTATCTAACTGCACTTTTGCCTCTGCTTTAACAGCGCCATCTGAACTCTGATACTTAGATTTAAGCTCATTGATAGCCTCCGTTCTTGCAGCATCTAATGCACGCATGAATTGATAACGGGACTTATAACCATGAGAGGCTAGTCCTGCATCAGCGGAAGAGTCAGAAGCATACTTCATAACACGAGTCATACTTGTGTCAATAATATCAACCATACGAACCTTGCCAGAAGCTGCCGTTAGGTCTGGGCCAAGAGAGAACATAGCACGAGGTGACATGTGAGCGGCATCATCTTGACTAAATAGAGAAGATTTTAGCTCTTCACGAGTAGTTACATCTACACCTAGCGTTTCCAATTCAGTATCAATACGGGCAAAGTCTGCCTCAGAGATAGCTGGCTTGAATACATCACCATCATGAGTCCTCTTGAAAGCTCTATCTACTTGAGAAGTTGCTAATTTAATAGCTGACTCACGAGATAGCTTAACACGTCCATTTTGATAAGCCTTGGCGATGGTGTCCTTGATGATGTCATCGGGCGCATCTATATCTGCAATGTTACGAGAATCAATAACAACAGAGTGATAGCTATCATAGTGCTCTACTTCGCTAAAGCCAACTACATCATACTCCTTACGAAGCTCAAGACTTCTCTGGTAGATACGGGCACGAGCCTTAGCTGCCTTTAATACAGGAGAGTCACCCTCTGCTGGTTTATTAGTTGTCATCTTCTTCTTAGCTTGTTCAAGTACTACCAGCTTATCAAACTCAGTACGAAGCTCCTGTCTCTTCTTAGAGAAGAACCAAGCCTTCTTACCTGCTGCGTACTCCGCAAAGGCACGCTCATGAGATAGGTAGTCTGGTACATTACGAAGGAACGTGGTCTCAGCAAGAACTTCTGCTGGTATGACACCTTCTATAGTTCTAGTTCCGTTATCC